TGTTGCCAGTGCTAGTAGCATTTGGAACTACAACGCAGAGCAGGACGCTTGGCTCCAGCTTCCGAGCGCAGGCGTTGCGGGATCATTCGGCGCAGGGTCGTGCGGCGAGTTTAGAGCTATCGGGGCACTCGGCGGCAGTACAGTAAATACCGCCACGGCTGGCACTACTACGCAGCTTACTACGAACCGAACTATTGTACGCGACATCCGTGGATGCAAGATTCGAGTTGTAGCTGGTACAGGGTCTGGATACGAAGGGGTTGTAGTCTCTACGACAGCCGGTTCCAACAGTATTCTAACTGTATCTCCTGCCAGCTCAGTTGCTTTTGACGCCACAACGCAATACTCTGTGTGGTCAGGCTCGATGTGGTTTTTTAACGCAGGTACTACAGCCGTTGGCTTCGCTGTGTATGACAGAGCCACTAACGCATGGACTCAAAAGTCTGTCACAAACCTTCCTACATCGTGGGGAACAGACGGACAGTTGGTATCGACTGGAAGCTTGCAAGGCGTGTTTTCGACGGGTACAGCTATTGCCGGATCGACAACTACGACACTGAATACTTCTGTGACGTTCCCAGTAAACTGCTGGAGCAACTATCAGGTCCGTATCACGTCGGGCACAGGCGCTGGGCAGATTCGTGTCGTGGCTAGTAACACAGCCGGCCCTAACTCTGTGCTCACAGTGGCTGCGGCTTGGACAGTTACACCGGATGCTACTAGCGTGTTTGCAATCGAAGGCAATGATGACGCTATGTACTTGCTCGGAAACGCCGCCGCTGCAATCTACAAGTACAGTATCTCTGCGAACACTTGGACAGTACTTACCCCTGGCACTACCCGAGGCGGCGCTATGAGTTCTGGCGGAACTGCGGACTGGATCGGAGTAATCAATGACGCAGAGTGGCAAGGCATCCCGAGTAAAGCAATCAATACCTCATGGCCTACAGCTTTCAAGCAGGGAGGAAGGTACATCTACTCTTTCCGTGGAGCTGGAACAAACACGCTTGACGTGTATGACATTGCCCTCAACTGGTGGATGAACGGTGTACCGTATGGCAATCAAGCAGAGACGTTTAACTCCGGCTCGTGTTCTGTGGCGTCGTCGGATTATCTGTACATTCAGAAAGAGTCCACGGGCCGTGTGTTCAGGTTCGACATTATCAAGCTGGCTATCGAGCCGTGGGTCACTAACGTGTACCCACAAAGCACGACGCTGGCTGGAGACAAGATGTTTTTCTCCACGTATAGGGACGGGGCCACAGTAGTCCGGTGGGCATACACACTGCACCACAACAGGGCTGACCTGCTTCGCATGATGGAGATTTATTGATGAACGGCACGGCACTTGACAAAATCAATATGCCGTGCTACAATCACAAACACTAAAGGAAGCGATGGGAAAATTCGCAGACTCTGTAAGGGCAAATAGTACGAAAGTATTGATGAAAGCCAATCGGCAGTGTTTTCAAATTGCCAAAGAGCTTTTCACATCTGTCGTAGAACTTACACCCTCTCCTTCAAATCCTGGACACTACGCCCACGGCTGGCTGTCTAATCAGTGGTATCCAGAGTCCGGCTCATTATCAGAAGAGCTTAGCGGCTCAAAAAGCCCGAGCGGTGCAGACAGCATCAACAGAATCAACGCTCTCCGTGGCCTGGACTTCTTCAGGAAAGACGGAAAGCTGACACTCACAAACAACCTCTCATACGCATATAGAGCTGAAGTTCTAGGCTGGCCCCAAACAGATGGCTGGTCTGGTCAGGTAGGCCCGTACCGTATGGTGGCATTGTCAATCCAAGCAATCGCTAGTAAGTACAAATGAGCAACGCCGCAATCCGTTCAGCTCTTGAGTCTCGGTTGAGCACTTGGGCTGACTCTCAAACTCCGACACCCATTCCAGTATCGTTTCAGAACGTAGCGTTTAACAAGCTTGCTGGAACTGTATTTTTGGAGTGCTTTCTTATCCCTAACCTGACAGCCAACAACGAACTATCTGGAAGTCGAAAGACTTTGAAGGGCCTGTTCCAAGTTAACTGCTGGGCGCCGAAAGGCTATGGGATGCGACAGGTAGAGCTACTCTCACAAAGCATTGTCGATCTTTACCCGATTGTGCCGAAGACTGGTGCAGTATCTGTCGAAGAGACTCCCTCAATCGGACGGGCAATTCCTGACGATTCTGGCTGGGTCATCGTTCCAGTTCTAATCAAGTACCGATACGAGTCGGTATAACAAAGGAAACCAATGGCTGTAATCACCCAAACAAACGGCGTAATAGATTCTGGGGCACCTATCAACGTGGCCCGTACTACTCTCACTGCCTCTGATACGCTCACGTTCGTCCGTGGAAGCGATCAGCGACTTTTTCTCTACAACACCACGGCTTCGGCTGTGACTGTTACCCTCACAGGCACTGCCCCGGTATCCCTCACGCCTGCTGGGTATGGCGGAACTATCTCGACTGCCGGTGGCAAGGCAATCACTGTGCCTGCATCTGGTACAACATTTGTTGAACTCGATGATATTTGGGCATTCATCGAGGGCAACGGAACTGTTACTGTTACCAACGGTACGGGTATTACTGCTCACCTGTACTTTTAATCTTATCTGAAAAAGGAAAATCATGTCTGTCATGACCTCCGCTGGTTCTACACTGGCACTCTCAGCTTCAGCGCCTGCAACGTTTGATGCTACTGGATACAACGCTCTCACGTATACCCTGGTCGGTGAAGTTACTGACCTCGGCGAAGTCGGACGTGAATACAACCTCGTGAATCACACTCCGCTCGGCAGCCGTCGTGTGCAGAAGTTCAAGGGTTCGTACAACAACGGTTCACTGCAAGTGCAGATGGGCCGCGACACAACTGATGCCGGGCAAACCGCTCTGCAAACTGCCCTTGGTGTGGATACTGCGTACACGTTCCGCGTAACGCTTCAGAACGGCAAGAAGCTCTACTTCACTGGCGTAGTGATGAGCTACAAGACGAACGTCGGCTCTGTTGACCAGATTACTGGTGCAACAACGACTATCGAAGTGACTACCGATATCATCGAAGTCTAATCGAATGAAGGCCCTTCGGGGCCTTTTCAATGTGCTTCAAATAGTACATTGCAAAGGCTCAACAAGATTCTCACCAATGAGAACAATTTCATCTTACCACAACTGAAAGGAAACGACAATGTTTGATCTTACTACTCTTGCCCTCAAGGACACCTTCGACCTGCAACTGCGCCACCCGGTATCCGGCGAGCCGCTGTTCGCGGACGGCGAAGGCAAGCAAAAGCCTGTGATGATCACCCTCTACGGCACTAGCTCGAAGCAATACCGGAACGCTGTTACTGCCATGCAGAACCGCCAACTGAAGCGCACCGCGAAGAAGGAAAAGGTTTCGGCAGAGGTGATGCGTGAAGAAGGCATCGAGCTTCTGGTTGCATGCGTTGCTGGCGCACAAAATCTTGGCATCGGCGGCAGTGCAGTGAAGGACGAGTCGGGATTCCGTACCGTATTCTCTGACCCGAAGCTTTCGTGGATCAAGGACCAAGTTGACGAGGCCCTGGGCGACACGTCAAATTTTTTGGCGCAGTAAGCAAGTCCCTCTCGTTGTATGTACGCCAGCTAGGCTGGCTGCACGCGACGCCTGAAGGTTCAAAGAAATCGCGCCTTGCCACGTTCAAGTCGGCGGATGAAAATCACCCGTCGCTTAGACTGCCTGAAATAGAACAAGAACACGCGGCTGGATACCTGATTGGTCTGCTGCATGAAGCTGGCCTCATGTCATCCAATGGCATGGGGCCAGTTCCACTTTCATGGTCTGAAATTGAAAGTTGGATTCGATGTACGGAGCTTGACCTTTCCTTGTGGGAGAGGTTGACAATCAAGAACCTGAGCGAAGAGTATGTTGGAGAGCTGTCACAAGCTACTGCAAAGGATCGCCCAGCGCCATTCCGCCACGTCGAAGATGAAGAGGAAATCGACCGTACTGCGGTTGAAAACAAGATTCTGTCTGTGCTACGAGGGTTCAATCGTAAGCGGACAGAAGACGATAACGAGTCTAAGGAACTGACATGACAATGGACGTATCCCGTCTTGGGATTGTCGTTGAATCGACGGGTATTACAGAGGCCACAACTGCCCTGGCTGGCCGCAACGGTCAGGGTGGTCTTGCTGGTGCTGCTGATAAGGCGGAAAAGAATGTAGGCAAGCTTACATCGTCTTTGTCTAACCTTCTCAACCTGCAAGCTTCAGCGACTACAGCCGCATGGACGCAAGCCCTCGGCGGTTTGAACTCGGTGCTTGCCAACGTTAATTCAAATGCCCTGGCTACTGCTAATTCACTTCAGCAGGCTGTGGCATCACTTAACGCCCTTGCAGGGGCATCTGTAAACGCTCAGCGCGCCACTGAGCGGCATTCATCATCTAACACGGTGATGACCAGTACAATCAAGGCGATGACGACTGCATTCTCAGTCTACACAGCGCTCAACTTCGCTGGCAGTATTGTCAAGCAAGCTGATGAGTGGCAGATGATGACAGCCCGCCTAGAAAATGCCACTGGAAGCATGAACAATGCGAAGGTCGCTCAGGCGCAAATGTATGATCTTTCTCAGCGCCTGCGCGTTCCGCTCGAAGACTCTGTGAAGCTCTACACCCGTCTCGCGCCATCTATGCAGCGTATGGGTAAGGACTCTGAGTATGCGCGTAAGATGGTTGAAGGTATTGCCACGGCTCTTCAACTCGGCGGAGCAAACGGCGCAGAAGCATCTTCAGTGATGCTCCAGTTGTCGCAGTCGTTCAGCTCTGGCGTCCTTAACGGTGCGGAATTTAACGCTGTTGCCGAAAACGGCTCAGTGCTTATGCGTGCCCTCGAAAAGTACACGGGAAAGAGCACAGCAGAACTCAAGAAAATGGGTTCAACTGGTAAGCTCTCTATGGAGCTTGTCGGTAAGGCTATCGAAGAAAATCTCCCGCAGTGGCGCGAACAGTTTGACAAGATGCCTCTCACCTTTGAAGGTGGTGTGCAACGAATCAAGAATGCGTGGACGAAGGCCATCGGCGAAATGGGGCAGGACACGGGGTTCAATAATGAACTCTCTAAGTCTCTCCGCGTAATCGAGGAAATGATTCCTGCTGTGGCGCGTGGCCTCGGCGATGCGTTCATCAGCGTTATGCGCTGGGTGCAAGAGAATAAGAATACCATCGGAGAAATCTGGGACCAAATCGTCGGTCTTGGAAAGGATGTCTGGAACATTGGTGGAATGCTCGGTAACTGGATCGGTGCCATTATTGGTGCCGGGGAAGGTTTCAGTTTGATTGGAGCTGCGCTGTTTACAGTTCGCATGCTCATCGCGGGTGCTATTGATCTTCTGAAGGTTGCCGGATGGGTTGTTGCAAAGATTGGTATCAGCATTGTTGAGCTGGTTGTGGCGCCTTTCACATGGCTTCTCTCTGCAATCGGAATGGTCGGCGATGCCCTTAAATCGCTCTTCAGCGGCCTCGCATCAGGCGCCA